AACGGCTGTTGGTTAGTCAGACGCGCAAAAGAAAGCCTATGTCATCGCAGACAATAAGTTGGCCCTAAACGCAGGGTGGGACATGGAATATCTGCGTTTAGAATTAGATGACTTGGCTGGCATGGATTTTAACTTAGACTTAACGGGTTTTAGTGCAGACGAAATTTCAAATCTGTCATTTGATGATGACGCGGAAGCTGGGTTGCCGTCACTTAATGATGGTGATCAAGGGCCACTACAGCAAATAACATTTACATTGCATCGCGATCAAATAGAGCAAGTGGAGCAAGCACTGCAAACAAGTAAGTCGCTGGGGCCGTTTGTTGATACGGAAAACGACAATAGTAATGGAAATGCTTTAGCGCGTATATGTGAGACATTTAATGGCATCGGCTAAAGACATAATTGTTAAGCCAATAAAGGCTGCTGCTGCTAACAAACTTATAAAGCAGATACATTACAGCGGTAAGGTTGTTCCCAATAGCCAACTGCATTTAGGTGTTTATCTAAATGACAAGTTAGAAGGTGTTATGCAGTTTGGCCCACCAATCAACAAAAAGGGAACTATAAATATTGTGCGCGACACCAAATGGAGTGGCATGATAGAACTTAACCGTATGGCCTTTTCTGAGCGTTTGCCTCGCAACAGTGAAAGTCGCGCTATGTCTGTAGCATTTAAGATAATTAAAAAAAATTACCCGCATATTGAGTGGATAGTTTCTTTTAGTGACGCGACCCAGTGTGGCGATGGAACTATTTACCGTGCTGCTGGTTTTGTTTTAACTGACATACGCAAAAGTGATGCCTTGCGTAAAAACCCAGAAACAGGCGAAGTTATGCATGTTATCCAGGCGCACCACAAAATGATTTCCAAAGAATTTAGAAGCTGGGAGCCCACAGAAGGCTATCAATTACGATATGTATATTTTCTAAACAAAGATGCAAAAAAACGGCTTACTGTTCCTGTAATACCGTTTGCTAAAATTGACGAAATGGGTGCGTCAATGTATAAAGGAGAAAAGCGTGACAAGTAGGCGATGGCTTTCTACCCGAAATCACAGCGGCGGTGCGACACCGACCGTCACGCTCCAATTAGATGTTGCAAATGTGGGCGTTAAGTCCATCAGCAGTAACAGCATAAACCATTGTGCGTTTGTCGTTGTATGTCTGGGCATAGCTCTTAGCATCATCAAAGCTGTTAAAGTCTTTTCGTGTGCGGTTTCCGCCAAGGCCCCTTACAGCAGTAAAGCTAGTTGCGTTGTCAAAGCAGTTTTGTTCATAAGCATTAAGGTTCATAGTGTTTCCTCCTATTGTGTAAACAGTATATATACAAACTGTAAAGGATTGCAATATGGAAAGTGAAAAAAAAGACGTAGGCGGTAGACCAGAAATAGTATTAACAGCAGAGCAAAAAGCAGAAGTAACAACGCTTGCTGCTGTATTAACTGGTGAGCAAATAGCTGATTACTTTGGTATTAGTCGCAGCACATGGTTTCGTATCTTAGAGCGCGATGAGGACGTTTTGACACTCTATAAAAAGGGACAAGCCAAGGCGATTGCGAATATAGCGACTAACTTAATTAAGAAAGCACAAAGCGGCGATCTTGGCGCACAGGTGTTTTATTTAAAGACACAAGCAGGCTGGAAAGAAACGCAACGACTTGAAGGGGGCGGGGATAACGGCGACTTAGTTGTGGCGTATAAGTGGATAGACGATGACAACGAGGACGATTAAATACAAACCTCGTAGCCTGGTTAAAGCCTTTCACAAGCGCAACAAGCGTTATGCAGTTATTGTAGCACATAGACGTTTTGGTAAAACCGTTGCTGCCATCAATGATATTATCAAAGACGCACTAACAATACCGCGCAAGAATGTTCGTGTGGCCTACATTGCACCATACTACCGTCAGGCCAAAGCAATCGCCTGGGATTACTTGCTAGAATACACCAAGGATATTGAGGGCAGCGTGGCAAACGCAAGCGAACTGCGCGTGGACTTTCCAAACGGTGCGCGGATACGTTTGTTTGGTGCGGATAACTACGATGCTATGCGTGGGTTATACTTTGATGCTGTTGTATTAGATGAGCCTGCTGACTTCCCTGCAAATGCTTGGCCTGCTGTAATCCGTCCTAGCTTATCAGACCGCAAGGGTCGTGCTACATTTATCGGAACGCCGAAAGGCAAAAACGAGTTCTGGGAAATATGGCATGAAGCACAAGACGATCCAAACTGGTATGCGGAAATGTTCAAAGCATCTGAAACATCAATACTGGATCAAGAGGAACTTGACGAAGCAAGACAGACAATGGGGGATGACCGCTACGACCAAGAATTTGAGTGTAGTTTTGAAGCGGCAATCCAAGGGGCTTATTACGCTAAAGAAATGAAAACGGCTGGCGAGGACGGTAGAATATGCGCCGTGCCATATGATCGCGCTGCATCTGTTGTTACATCCTGGGATTTGGGAATTGGAGATAGCACCGCAATATTTTTCGCCCAATTTGTGGGCCGTGAGGTTAGGATTATAGACTATTACGAAAACAGCGGAGTAGGATTAGATCACTATGCAAAAGTTCTCTTGGACAAAGAATATCACTATGAGCAACACATTTTGCCGCATGATGTCCAAGTCAAGGAACTGGGAACAGGGAAAAGCAGGCTTGAAACGCTTGACGCGCTGGGCATACGGAACATTGAGATTGCACCGAAACTAGCGGTAGAGGATGGTATTCAGGCTGCGCGTAGCATGATCCCACGCTGTTGGTTTGATGAAAGCAAATGCAATCGGGGTATTGAAGCACTTAGACAATACCGCAGGGATTATGATGAAAGGCTTAAAACTTGGCGTGGTAGGCCGTTGCATGATTGGACTTCTCACGGTGCTGATGCGTTCCGATATTTAGCGGTTGGTTATAAGCCTGCTGCTGATTGGGGAGAGCCTATCAGAAGGAATTTGCGCGGGATTGCGTAGTGTGTTAAGGTGGCGGCAAACAAACGGAGTTAGCCCATGTTGCCATATTTCACACCTCAAGATGCGGCGGGTCATCTGCTGTATGACTTTTTGCCAGAAACAGACCGTGTAGACGTTCATGTATTAGCGTCAGGGACAGCGGAAGATATTTCCGTGCCTGCTGGTGCCAAGTTCTGCGTTTTGTCAGGTGATGTTGATTTTTACTACAACACAAACGCTGCGGCAGTTGTTCCTACTGCTGATGTTACTGATGGCACTGCGTCACGGTTTGCGGCGGCAGATAGCATTGTTAAGCTAGTTGTGAATGACGTTGAAGATATTAGCGTGATTGCTGGTGCAGCCGCTAAGATCACTGCTACTTGGTGGGGCGGTTAATGGCCCGAAATACCACAAAGAAAAAAGGTGTTGACGGTAAGGCTTGTTGGAAGGGTTATCGTTATGCTGGAACAAAAGGTGGTAAAGATCGCTGCGTCAAAGTCAAGAAAAGGAAAAAGTAATGCAATGTCCAAACACTGGTAATGCTTGCCCAAACCCATCTATGTGCAAAAATGGCTGCATCTATGATAAACTAAAGGGTAAAAAGTAATGGCTTGCGGATATAAGAAAAAAGGTCGCAAAGGCGGGAAAAAGAAATAATGGCTTACGGTTACGATGATCGCCCACAATACATCAGCTTAATGGATATGATTGACGGTGGCGGTGCTGGTCGCAGCGGTGATCGCTTTGAGGGCGGTGGACTTCTAAGCCTCTTAGCAAATGAATTATTTAGACCACGCGGTTATGAGGATCGCTTACGCCAACGCAAGAATGATACTGGTCGCGCTGTTTCTACGGTAGTTGATGAATTGATGCGTGAACGTGCGGCTATGAAGGAAATGGAACGTCAACGCGGTTTGCAGCAAGATCGTTTTGATCCTCGCGGCCCTAATCAGATGCCGCCAATGACACCACCTACGGCTGCGCCTTCTGATTACCCAGATATGTCTATGCCATCTATACTTGGCTACACTGCACCGACAGCAAGTATATCGCCTGAAGTGCCAGTATCTGTTGAAAGCAAAAACGCAAAATACTGGGATAGTGGTTCTGTATTAAGAGACTATTTATATTTCCGTGACGAACAGCCGCAAGATTTGCAGGAGTTTTTAAATGGGGTTATTAGAGTCTACGGGATAGACGGTCTGCGCGAACTACAGGCTAGTGTTACACCTAATATGTCCTATCAAGGCACACAAATCGTTCCTACGATGACACAGCCTAGTGTTCCAGAAGTGGCACGAATGGCATCAACTGATCCACGCTTCTCGCCAGTGTTTGCGCAAGATTATGGGGACTATTTAGATTATATGAACACAGGACGGTATCCTCGTGGCTAAAGACCCTCGCCTAACAAAGATCGGTGCTTCTAGGTTTAACCAGTGTGTAAGAACACCAGGACATGCTAGTAAATCTCACGCAGTTGTGGCAAAAGAGGGTAACAAGACCAAGCTAATACGGTTTGGTCAAAAAGGTGTAAGTGGTTCGCCACCTCGCAAAGGCGAGAGTGAAGCCAACAAAAAGCGCAGAGCATCATTCAAAGCAAGACATGCTAAGAATATTGCAAAGGGTAAAATGAGCGCAGCATATTGGGCTGATCGCTGTAAATGGTGAACTAAATGGCTATTACGACTTATGCAGAGTTAAAAACCGCAGTTGGCAACTGGTTAAACCGCGATGATCTTACAAGTGTTATTCCTGATTTCATAAGCCTCACTGAGGCAGATATGGATCGTAAGATACGTCACTGGCGCATGGAAGAACGCAGCACGGCATCTATTGACGCTAGATACACTCAGTTGCCGCAAGGTTTCATGGAAGCTGTACGTTTTCATTTAGATATTGATGAGCGTCCTATAGAGTTACTTACGCCCCTTTCATTGCAGCAAAGGCGACAAGGAAACGCGGATACGCAGGGCAAGCCTTCTTTCTATGCAATTATAGCAGGTCAAATAGAAGTCTGGCCTACGCCAGATGCTGCTTACACAGGTGAGCTTTATTACTACGCACGCACAACGCCACTGGATGACAGCAACACTTCAAATTGGATTTTGCAGTATTTTCCAGATGCGTATTTATATGGTGCTTTGGTACATTCGGCACCGTATTTAGTTGACGATCAAAGAACCCAGGTGTGGGCTGCGTTGTATCAAAGCGCAATTGATGGTATAAATAGCAACAATGAAAAAGCTAAATTTGGTGGTTCAGGCTTGCGTATGCAAGTAAACACATTCTAGGAGACTAACATGGCAACCATATCAGATTATGTGCTAGACGCTGCGCTGACCAAGCTGGACACCGAAGCGGATCGCATTGACATTACCTCACAGGAAGTAACGACATACACAGAGGCGACAAGCACATACACGCTTGGCAATTCTACGTCTTTGTCTTTTGGCGCACCACAGGATGGCGATACATCAGGGCGCAAGGTAACAGCGGCAGCGATTACGGATGGCACTGTGACAGGATCAGGCAGCGCAACGCACTTTGCGATTGTTGACGTATCTGCGTCACGCCTGCTTGCAACGGGTTCGCTGACAACACCTCAGAGCGTTACATCTGGCAACTCATTTACGATTGCTGCGTTTGACGTAGAAATTCCTGACCCAGCATAAGGTGACGCATGGTTAAGCTAGTCAACAGGGCCAAGATGACAACCAGCACAACTGGTACTGGCACAATTACTCTGGCGGCTGCTGACACGGGCTACCAGACATTCGCGGATGCTGGGGTAACGGATGGCGAGATTGTTCGCTACGTTATTGAGGATGGCGATAATTGGGAAATCGGAAGCGGTACTTACACTGCGTCTGGTACAACACTTTCACGCACTGTGAGCGAGAGCAACAATTCGGGTTCTGCTATTACGTTAAGCGGATCGGCGAAGGTGTTTATCTCAGCAACGTCTGAGGACTTAGCCTTAGATGAAGATTATGGACTTATAACTGGCACTGTTGGGTCGGTGGATGATTACGGAGCGTTGGCATAATGGCAAAGCAAGTACAATTTAGACGCGGCACAACTTCTCAGCATAGCACGTTTACGGGTGCAGTTGGCGAGATCACCGTTGATACGGATAAAAACACGGCGGTTGTTCACGATGGTTCCACGGCTGGCGGTGTTCCGCTTGCAAAGTCTAGCGAATTATCAGCGAAGGTTGAGAGCCTAGCCGATCTTGGCGTTACAGCATCAGCGGCAGATTTGAACACAACTGATGTCACAACCCTTGGCACCGTAGAAGCGTCCAAGGTTGTCACTGCGGATGCGTCAGGGAACGTTACTGTACCCGATGATGAAATTATACAATTTGGTACAGGCAACGACTTAAAGATATACCACAGTTCATCCAACAACAGTTCATACATTTCAGAATTGGGTACGGGTGATCTGAATATTTCTGGCACTGTAATGTCCTTTAAAGCATCAAACAATGAGACTTATATACGATGCGTAGAAGATAGTTATGTTCGTCTTTACTTTGACAATACTGCAAGGCTTGAAACAAAATCAAATGGAGTAGACGTAACAGGCGAACTCATTGCCGACAGCTACAACGAAACCTATGCGGCGGTGACATCTACTTCTAACGCTACGACAGTAGACTGTGAGGCGGGTAACGCATTCAGCCACACACTGACAGAGAACACCACATTCACGTTCTCTAACCCCCCTGCCAGCGGCACTGCGTATAGCTTCAGCATTGAGATCATTCAGGATGCTAGTGCTTCAGGTTACACGGTCACTTGGCCTGCATCTGTTGATTGGCCTGCGGCAACTGCACCTACACTGACTGCAACAGCAAGTGCGAAAGATGTCTTCATCTTCACAACGCGGGATGGCGGGACTACATGGTACGGATTTACTGCTGGACAAGCATTGGGGTAAACAATGGCAACTAAGAAAAAGTTACTTCAGGCAGCGGCAGGCACGGCAGAGGCTGGTGGTGGTGCGGGTGCGCTTAGCGTAGAAAATGTGTTCTCCACCTATCTCTATGAAGGGAACGGAAGTTCTCAGGCTATTGAGAATGGGATTAACCTTGGGCAGTCTGGGGACGGTGGTAGTGCTAAATTTAACAACGCCAATACAATTGACGTAGCGGATAGCACTGACTTTGCTTTCGGTGGTGGTGATTGGACGGTAGAAGCCTTTGCTTATCCCCTAACAAATGATGATTTTGTCGTAGCGGGATGGGGGGAAGATAGTAGTAACAGGTTTGATTTTGGGTGGCAGCAATCCACATTTCCTAGAATACGCATAGGCGAAAATGGTGTTCAATATGAAGCAAATGCCAGTACATCCTATGATATTTCTAACTATTTAGGTACTTGGGTTCATCTTGCCGCAGTAAGAAATGGAAATACGGTTACGTTGTATCTTAATGGAACATCTGTTGCATCTGTAAGTTATTCTGAAGCAGGCTTTCCAACGCCTTCAACCGCTGGAATTGGTATTGGCTCACGATGGTACACAACTAGAACAAGTTTAACGAACCCCGCAAATGGATATATTAGCAACTTTCGCATTGTAAAAGGAACTGCCGTTTATACTTCAAACTTTACTGTGCCGACTTCTGCGTTGACCGCTATTACTAACACAAGTTTACTTTGCTTGCAGGGCGACAGTCCTCTTTCTGATAATTCTGGAAATTCACACTCATTAACGCAAAATCAATATAATTCAGCCGATGTTACAGCCTCTACCTTTGGCCCCTTTGACGCAGCCGAAGCTGGCGAAGGTGGTTTGGTTTGGGCAAAACAAAGAACTGGAAGTTCATCCCAACACGCATTGTTTGATACCGAAAATGGAATACTAAAGGCATTGGCCTCAAGTAGCACTGCTGCATTAGCAACTGAAGCAAGTGTAACGTCTTTTAATGCTAATGGCTTTTCTTTAGGTAATTTTAATAACACCAGTGGACAAGACTACGCCTCATGGACATTCCGCAAAGCCCCTAAGTTCTTTGATTGCGTTCAATATACTGGTAATGGGACAAACCAATACATAAACCATAACCTTGGTTGTGAAGTTGGAGCAATTTTTATAAAACGAACTGATGCAACAGCTAATTGGTCTGTTTATCATAGAGGGCAAGATGCCACAGCACCTGAAGATTATTATATGATTCTTAATCTTACAGATGAAGCTTCTAATAATGATGGCTTTTGGCTTGACACAGCACCAACAACAACAAACTTCAGAGTAGGTAATGATAACACTGTCAACGCCTCTGGCGGCACCTACGTTGCCTACCTATTCGCCCACAACGATGGTGACGGTGGGTTCGGCCCTGATGGTGATGCTGATATTATCAAGTGTGGTACTTGTAGTGGTGAGACTGGTTCTAACCGTGACATTGACTTAGGGTTTGAGCCTCAGTTTATCATTACAAAAGCCGTAGATACTACAGGTGATTGGCGCATTGTGGACAACATGCGTGGGTTTTTGGCTAGTGGCACAGGCGTAAGTCTGGATGCAAACACTTCAAACGCAGAAGGCTCTGATGACACAATACATGTCAGGTCCACAGGCTTCTATGTAAACGGACTACCAGGATCAGGTGACTACATCTACATAGCCATTCGCCGTGGCCCTATGGCTGTGCCTGAGAGTGCGACTGATGTGTTTGATGTTGCTACTAGAGGTGCATCTAGCGGTGAACCTAATTGGAAAAGTGGGTTTGTAACAGACTTTGCTATAATAAGAAATGTTGATGCAACAGATAATTGGCAATCTTCTGCAAGGTTAATACAGGGCAAGTCACTAACACCTAATGACACTTCCGCTGAAAGCTCAAATAGTAGCTATGCTTTTGATTATATGAACGGGTTTTTCTCGTCAACATCTACGGATAGCACGTTTTATTCTTGGATGTGGAAACGTGCCCCCTCGTTCTTTGATGCCGTTGCTTACACGGGTGACGGAGTTGCAGGGCGTACTGTAAGCCATAACCTTGGTGTTGCACCTGAGATGATGTGGGTGAAGCGTAGGAGTACAACAGGTGAGTGGGCGGTTTATCATTCTGGAGTTGATGCATCTGCGCCAGAAGACTACTACCTTTTGCTTAGTGCGACAAATGCACGGGCTACTAGCACTACTGTTTGGAACGATACTGCCCCTACCTCAGATGTGTTTTCACTTGGCACTATTGGTTGGG